CTTCTAGGCTATCTAGGCTATTGATTGTAGTTTCCTGAATATTTTATAAAGTGTATTATATAGCTAATACGCTGTGACGCTGGCGCGAATGGTGGCGCCACGCCACACGCCGTTCTGACCTGAACTGAAATTGCCATGACAATTTGACAATCCGCCTAACCGTTCCCCGATTGTTCTCACATTTCGACCTGGATTGTCACATTGTCACGCAATCACGCCCGTGATGTGGCTCTTGTTTGCGCTTTGCCCAAACCGCCTAACAGCAAAATGGTGCGCGCAAGCTGCGCGCCAGGCGGTTGGATTGTCGCTGCCCAAACCGCCCAGCCGGGGGAAATGACCGCGCTGATTTGCTGCGACATGTAGCCGCAGGCTGTGTCTGGCGCCGCGGGCAGGGGGAGGGGGGGGCCGGCGCGCGCGTGGCTGTCACGGGCACCGTCCGCAAACAATTTTTTATTTTTTATTTTTACGCAACACAGTTTAGTGCAGCCTTGCCCGCGCCACCCGCGTCATCTATTATGGCACCATGACCTTCTATTCCCTGCCGTTCGCACCCGAACGCCCAGAAGCCACCGAGGCGCGCTTGGAGGCGATCTACGAAGCCGCGCGCTATGGCCTGAAAGGCGACAGCCTAGCGTTGGCCGCCGGGCTGACGCCGAAGCAGTTCCGGCGCTTGGCTGAGTTTGACCCGCTGGTCGAGGTCGCGGAGATGAAGGGCCGCGCTGACGGCGAACTGTCCGCCGCCAAGACGATGTACCACGCCGCCGCTAACGGCGACGCCAGGGCTGCGCTCGACATCCTCAAGCACCAGCACGGCTGGGTCGCCAAGCAGCAGATCGACGTGAACATCGACCAGCAGATCAGCATCACCGGCGCACTAGAGCGGGCGCAGTCGCGCGTCATCGAAGGCCTGTACACTGAGGTGACAGCGTTGCCGGCTTTTGATACACAAGCACCTATGGCCAACGTAGTGCAGGACGCTGAATATGCCCCCGACTGACCGCACGCTAGGTGAACGCCTTTTTGAAACTGCCGCCAAAGGCTACCGAGATTTTGTTGGCGCAGAGAATCTGGCCGCCGACAAACGCATCTATATGGAAAGTGTCATCGACCGGCGCCGCGACCCAATCACTGAACGGTCGTTTACCCCCGAAGAGCTGGAGGTTATGCGCGGCGTCATCACCCGGCGGTACGACGTTATAAAACCCCAACTTAAACAAGATATAGCCAACCGCCGCAGCGACGCAGCAGAATTTCTTAAAAGCGCGATAAAAACTTCTGACCCAGAAATGCGCGCTATATTTTTACGGGAATACAAAGATAACGTGCAAACCGTAAAAGATTTAACGTCTTTTTTGTCTACCGGCAAGCTTAACCCCACCGTTGTAGAGTTAGGCCAATTCTATCATGTTAAACCTAACATTCAGTACGACGATTACAAAGATAGTTTTAAAATAAACGCTGACCAGCTTGCGTCATCAAGCGGCGAAGGCGCCATAGGCCAGACTTTAGGCCGGTTTACTTATGATGTTGACCCGCAAGGCAACATAAATATTAAAGACACTTATGATTTTGGCACTGCTTTTGACGGTTTTACAGGCCAACCTGTCCCTACTAAACGTATTGGGCTAGGCAGTTTGTTTAGCCCTAAATCCGCCGCAGCACGCTACGGACGCACATATTTGCCCCCAGGCCAAGGCCGGCCCGTCAACATCCGCGTAAACTCAATGGCACCGCCGAAGGCCAAAACCAAAGAACCTGAAAACTGGTTCAGCCGCACCGCAACCGCGCTAGGATTCTGATGCAGCAGCCAATCTACTCAGCAGCCGAGGAAATGGAATTGATGAGTCGGCTGTGGTCGCCGACGATCAAGGATGACCCGCTGGCGTTCGTGCTGCTGACCTACCCGTGGGGTGAACCGGGTACGCCGCTGGAACACTTCAAAGGGCCGCGCAAATGGCAGCGCGACGTGCTGGGCACTCTGCGCGACCACATCAAGGACAACCAAGGCAAGGTGGACTACGACACCTTCCGCAAGGCGGTGGCGTCAGGCCGCGGTATCGGCAAGTCGGCGCTGGTCAGTTGGCTGGTGCATTGGATGCTGTCCACGCGCATCGGCAGCACGACCATCGTGTCGGCTAACTCCGAGGCGCAGCTACGCAGCGTCACTTGGGCCGAGATAACCAAGTGGCTGGCGATGGCGCTGAACAGCCACTGGTTCGAGATCGCCGCAACGCGCATCATGCCGGCCAAGTGGATCACGGAACTGGTCGAGCGTGACCTCAAGAAAGGCACGCGCTACTGGGCCGTCGAGGGCCGGCTGTGGTCGGAGGAGAACCCGGACGCCTACGCTGGGGTTCACAACTGGGATGGCGTGATGCTGATCTTCGACGAAGCGTCCGGTATCCCCGACAGCATCTGGTCGGTCAGCGACGGCTTCTTCACGGAAAACACGCCGCACCGCTTTCACGTCGCGTTCTCCAACCCGCGGCGCAACACCGGCTACTTCTACGAGACGTTCAACAGCAAGCGCAGCTTCTGGCGCACAAGCAACATCGACGCGCGTGATGTCGAGGGAACCGACAAGAACCTGTACCAGCGCATCATCGACGAGTACGGCGCGGACAGCTACCAGGCCAACGTAGAAGTGTACGGTCAGTTCCCGTCAGAAGGCGACGACCAGTTCATTCCGGTCAATCTGGTGGACGACGCCATGAAGCGGCCCAAGCACAAGGACGAGACGGCGCCGATCACCATCGGCGTCGATCCGGCGCGGTTCGGCAGCGACGCCACCGTCATCGCGGTGCGGCAGGGACGCGACCTGATCGACATCAAGCGGCTGCGCGGCGCTGACACGATGGAAGTGGTCGGGCACGTCATCGAAGCCATTGAGGAGTACAAGCCCGCGCTGACCGTCGTCGATGAGGGCGGCCTGGGTGCAGGCGTGGTGGATCGGCTGAAGGAGCAGCGGTACAAGGTGCGCGGGGTCAACTTCGGCAACAAGGCGCAGAAGCAACTCATGTACGGCAACAAGCGGGCCGAGATGTGGGGCGCGATGCGCGACTGGCTCAAGACAGCCAGCGTGCCAAACGACCGCTTCCTGAAGTCTGACCTGATCGGGCCGAAGACGAAGCCGGACAGCAAGGGGACGCTGTTCCTTGAGTCCAAGAAGGACATGAAGGCCCGCGGGCTGGCGTCACCGGACGCTGCCGACGCCATCGCGGTGACGTTCGCGTTCCCGGTGGCGCACCGCGAAGGGCGCGTTGACAAGAAACGCGGAGGTGGGTATTCTCCCGCCGGTGTAGCTACAAGCTGGATGGGGTCGTAGCGTGGCCGACAAGAAGAAGTCTGTTTCGTTGGCCGTAGGGCGTGGGGAAAAGCTCCCCGCGTCCAAGGGTGCGGGACTGACGGCCAAGGGCCGCGCGAAGTACAACCGGGAAACCGGGTCGAACCTGAAGCCGCCGGCGCCCAACCCCAAGACAAAGGCGGATGCAGGGCGTAAGGCCAGTTTTTGTGCGCGTATGGGCGCGGTAGCAGCTAAGGCTAAGGATGGCGAACGTGCCAAAGCCAGCCTCAAACGGTGGAAATGCTCATGAAAAAGGGTCTGTACGCCAACATCCATGCCAAAAAAGAACGGATTGCCGCCGGTTCTGGCGAAAAGATGCGTAAACCGGGCACCAAGGGCGCCCCGACTGCAAAAGCGTTCAAAGAGAGCGCCAAAACAGCTAAAAAGGGCAAATGATGCGCCGCATGACCCCCATGAAGACGCCGATGGGCCTGAAAATGCCCAAGCCGAAGGCCGAAATCGACGCGATCCCGCTGGCGCGTAAGCCCATGCCGGGTGGCAAGGACATCATCAGCATCACCACCAAGATGCGTGAAACGCCCATGAAGAAGGGCAAGTAAGATGCCTTTGTCCAAATCTGCCAGCAAAGAGGCGTTCCGCAAAAACATCAAGGCGGAAGTGAAGGCTGGTAAGCCGGTCAAACAGGCTGTAGCTATCGCCTACAGCGTCAAGCGCGAAGCGGCCAAAAAGGGTAAGAAGTAAGCATATGGCCGACCCCACAGGCATCCAGAAGGCGGGCCAAGTCGCCAACGTGGGGTCAAACCCAGAGAAGGTGCCTGCGCGCGACGACGACAAGATGGCGACCATGCGCCACCGCCTGAAAATGGCGCAGTCGGCGTATTCGGACAGCCGTGAGGACGAACTGGACGATCTGCGGTTCATGGCCGGCAGCCCGGACAACCAGTGGCAGTGGCCTGCCGACGTGCTGGCGACCCGCGGGTCGGTGCAGGGCCAGACGATCAACGCGCGTCCGTGCCTGACCATCAACAAGCTGCCGCAGCACGTCCGTCAGGTGACGAACGAGCAGCGCCAGAACCGGCCAAGCGGCAAGGTCATCCCTGCGGACGACAACGCCGACGTGCAGGTCGCTGAGATTTTTAACGGCGTGGTGAGGCATATTGAGTATATGTCGGACGCCGACGTGGCCTACGACACCGCCTGCGACAACCAGGTGACCTACGGCGAGGGCTACATCCGCCTGCTGACGGAATATTGCAACGACGAGACGTTCGATCAGGACATCCGCATTGGGCGCGTCCGCAACTCGTTCAGCGTCTACATGGACCCGACGATCCAAGACCCGTGCGGCGCCGACGCTGAGTGGTGTTTCATCACCGAAGACATCCTCAAAGAAGAATACGAGCGGATGTTCCCGGACGCGACGCCGATCAGCACGTTGTACAGCCAAGGCGTGGGCGATCAGGGCATCTCGTCGTGGCTTCAGGAAGACACGATCCGCATCGCGGAATATTTCTACAACACCTACGAAAAAGCCACGCTGCACCTGTACCCGGACAACCAGACTGCTTACCGCGGCACGCCGCAGGACAAGCAGCTTACGGCCATGTTTGGCAAGCCGATTCGCAGCCGCGAAGTTGACCGCAAGAAGGTCATGTGGATGAAGACCAACGGCTTCGACGTGCTGCAAGAGCGCGAGTGGGCCGGCAAGTGGATTCCGGTCGTGCGCGTCATCGGCAACGAGTGGGAAGTTGACGGCCAGATGTACATCAGCGGCCTTGTGCGGAACGCCAAGGACGCCCAGCGCATGTACAACTATTGGACGAGCCAAGAAGCCGAGATGCTGGCGCTGGCTCCCAAGGCACCCTTCATTGGCTATGGCGGCCAGTTCGAAGGTTACGAAATGCAGTGGAAGACCGCCAATACGACCAATTGGCCGTATCTGGAAGTCAATCCCGACGTGACGGATGGAGCCGGGGCTGTCCTCCCCCTGCCCCAGCGCGCGCCTCCTCCGTTGCCCCAGACCGGCTTGATCCAGGCCAAGATGGGGGCTGCTGACGACATCAAGGGAACCACCGGCCAGTACGACGCCAGCCTTGGGATGCAGGGCAACGAACGCTCCGGTAAGGCCATCCTCGCCCGCGAGAAGCAGGGCGACGTTGGTACGTACCACTACGTGGACAACTTGGCCCGCGCGATCCGCCACATCACCCGGCAGATCGTGGACATGATCCCGAAGATTTACGACACGCAGCGCATCGCCCGCATCATCGGCGTTGATGGCGAAGTCGATATGGTCAAGTTCAACCCGTCGCAGGCTGAACCTGTCAAGGAAATCCGCGACCAGATGGGCGCGCTGATCGAAAAGGTCTACAACCCCAGCGTCGGCACCTACGACGTGATGGTCACGACCGGCCCAGGCTACATGACCAAGCGTCAGGAAGCCTTGGACGCCATGTCGATGATCCTGCAATCCAACCCGCAACTTTGGACTGTGGCAGGCGATCTGTTCATCAAGAACATGGATTGGCCGGGCGCGCAGGAGATGGCAGCGCGGTTCAAGAAGATTCTTGACCCGAAGGTTCTGTCGGAAGGCGATCAGTCGCCTGAGATGATGGCCGCCCAGCAGCAACTGGAAGCTATGACGCAAGAACTGAACCGCATGACGGACATCATTGCCAACGTGCAAGACAGCGTCGCCCAGCGCGAGGTGGACATCAAGGAATACAAGGCCCAGGTGGACGCCTACGATGCCGAGACGAAGCGGATCACCGCCATGCAGCAGAGCATGACACCGGAACAGATTCAGGACATCGTCATGGGCACCATCGCCGCGGCGCTGGACACCGGCGACCTGATCGGCGGCGCGCCGCAGATGCGCGAGATGCCCGACATGGAACAGCCAGAGATGCAGCCGGAAATGCCGCCTGAGATGGGCGAAATGCAGCCCGAAATGCCGCCTGAAGGAATGATGTGATGAGTTGCGCGGATTTCATCGGGATGCTGTTCTTGGCGCGGGATGTGACACATTCCGCCCACCTGAACACGCGCAGTTACGCCAAGCACAAGGCGTTGGGTAAGTTCTACGACGGCATCATCGACTTGGCAGACACGTTTGCCGAAGCCTATCAGGGCAAGTACGGCCTGATCGGGCCGATCTCGCTGATGTCGGCCAAAAAGACCAACAACGTGGTCGAGTTCCTCGAAGGGCAACTGGAAGACCTTGACCAAATGCGCTATAAGGTGGTCGATAAGGATTGCACCCCGCTCCAGAACATTATCGACGAGATTTTCGGGCTGTACTACTCCACGCTGTATAAATTGAAATTTCTGGCGTAAGGCTGCTAAATGCCTGTCACAGTAAACCATTCCACTCCGGCTGATGGCACTTTTAGTGCCACAGGCGCTGTAGCTTGGGATGCTAACCATACGCTAAGTGGCTTTGGCTCAATGGCGGAGCAAAACAGCAACAATGTGTCGATTACCGGCGGGTCGATTAGCGGCGTCAGCGGTTTAGGCACCGTCACGTCGGTTAGCGGCACTGGCACGGTCAACGGCATTACGCTGACTGGAACTGTCACGTCTTCCGGCAGTTTAACACTAGGGGGCGCGCTCTCCGGTGTTTCATTAACGACGCAAGTTTCCGGCACTCTGCCCGTGGGCAACGGCGGCACAGGCGCGACGACCCTTACGGGCGTTGTAATCGGCAACGGCACTTCCGCGTTCACTACGGTGACGGCCCCCAGCGGCGCCATCGTCGGCACGACCGACACTCAGACGCTGACCAACAAGCGTTATACGCCGCGCGTCAGCAGCACAGCTTCCATAACGTCGCCTTTAGCGTGGAACAGCGACAATTTTGACCAATACGCTGCGACAGCGCAGTCCACGGCGTTTACCATTAGTGCTGACGCGGGTACGCCGACAGACGGCCAAAAGTCCATCTTTCGCATTCTCGACAACGGTACGCCTCGCGTAATTACGTTTACGGGCGGCGCAAGCAAGGCGTTTCGCCCGGTGGGTGTGACACTAACCGTTTCTGGCAGCAACTTTACATACACCACGACAGCGAACAAAACCGTGTATTTCGGTTGCATTTACAACTCGGCGGCGTCCCGGTGGGACATCATTGCCTTGTCGCTGGAGGCGTAAATGGTTCAATACGTCGAAGCGCGCTGTGCCGTTGTTCAGCTTAATGATGGCCTTGTCATCAACATTATTGTGGCGCAGCCGTCAAATGAGCCGCAAATCGGATGCGAGCTTATAGAGATTGCCAGCGGGGAGCCGTGCGATATAGGCTGGATTTGGAACGGTTCTACGTTCGTCAATCCATCCCCACCTTTGCCTGATGCTGAGGGCTAATAGTGGCGACTAAAACAGTCTTTCTTACCGCCAGCGGCTCAGGTTCAATTCCATCGGATTGGTCTGCTCCGTGGTCTGTTGAGGTTATTGGTGGAGGCGGCGGCGGGAACCTCAACCGCGCCGGTTCGGGCGGCGGCGCATACGCCAAAATTACAGACGCAGACGCTACAATCGTAGCAAACCAGTCAATTTGGTACGTCGTGGGCGCAGGCGGCGCTACATCATCCAGTGGCGGGGATACATGGCTTAATAACGTTATCAATATCGCACCTACAGTTACATCTCAGGGTGCGCTTGCCAAGGGCGGATCGGTCGGTATTCTTACGACGCCGGGCGCGGGAGGCGCGGCGTTAACCAGCATTGGTTCTACTAAGTTTTCAGGCGGAACTGGCGGCGCAATTGGTGGGACAGCAATGGGAACCGGCGGCGGCGGGGCCGCAGGGCCGGGGGGCGCTGGCGGCACTGGCGGCGTCCCATCTGCCACTGCATCAACAGGCGGCGGCGGCGGCGGCTCTGGTGCAGGCCTATCTGGCGCTGGAGTTACGGGCGGCTCTGGTACATCGACTGCGGGCGGCTCTGGCGCAAATGGCGCGGGCGGCACAGGTGGGGGCGCAGGCGCTACGGCTTCAACGGCGTCCGTTGCAGGCACGGCAGGAACCGGCGGCGGTGGTGGGGCTGGTTTTGGTAATAACGCTAGTTTTAGAAACGGCGCGAACGGCGGCAATAGTGCGGTCTGGACGCAAACATCAGATAGCGCCTTGGCGGGGCCGGGCGGGGGCGGTGGAGGTGGAACCACCACCGGCAGTTTAAGCGGATCAGGCGCGCTTTACGGAGGTGGGGCGGGCGGCTCCGTAGCGGGTGCGGCTGGCAGTACTGGCGGTCAAGGCATTATTGTTTTAACATATACGGTCGCCGCGGTTGCCACCGGCAACTTTTTTTTAATGTTTTAGCGGCACGCAAAATGTTTACTAAAGTTAAAAATTTGATTGGCGGCATCCCGTATCCAGTCAAATTTCAAACCAAACGGAAATAAGAAAGTTTTACAATGGGGCCGTTTTTTGGAGGAAATTTCTTTTCCGGCGGATTTTTCCGTGGTATCGTCGAAGCGGTACAAGATTTGTTTGTTGAGATCCGTTCGTTTACCGAACGCAGGAGATTTTGATGGCTATCAATCTGAAGGCAATCACAAGCTGCATGGGTTACCAGCAAATTTCAACGCTGAGTAGCGCGCAGAGCCTGACCATCCCGGAAGTTGACCCTTCCACGGGCCTCAAGGCTATGCCGACCATTGCGCTGATCACGCCTGAAACCAACGGTGTCCGTTGGCGCGATGATGGCACCGCCCCCACGGCTTCGGTGGGTATGCCTCTCGCCGCTGGCGTGACGCTTCAGTATGACGGCGATCTGAAAAAGATCAAGTTCATTGAGCAGACCGCGTCTGCCAAGATCAACATCAGCTACTACGTGTAAGGGCGGCGACATGAACATCTCAGGCGATACCCCCGGCGTGGACTACGTTGCGTATTTCACCAAGCAGCTTCCCAAGGACTTGGCCGCTATGGCTGCGCTGCGCGACGAACTGGCGGTTCGCCAGGGCGCGCTGTCGGCGGCTGAAGCGGCGCTTGCGGATCGGGACGCCGCGGCGAAGGAATTGGAAGCAGCCAAGGCTGAAGCCGCAGCGATCAAGGCTGACGCCGTGAAAGCTAACGGCGACGCTAAGTCTGCCAACGCTGCCGCCAAGAACCGCGAAGCGGCTGTAAGCGTCGCTGAGGCCGCGCTGGCCGACAAAGTCAAGACCGTTGAGGCTGATCTGGCTGTGCGCCTGAAGGCTTGCGAAACGCTGGAAGCCGGTCAAGCCAAGTTGACCGCTGATCTGGCCGCGCGCAGCGCCAAGCTGGACGAAGATTCCGCCGCGCTCGACGCGCGCATCAAAGCATTTCAGCAGAAGGTTGCTAATCTCTCTGTCTGAGTAAAACCGTACCGGCGAGGCTCACCGGGAACTCCATAGGGGTTATACATGGACGAGAATGTCCCAAACGAAGCGGATGCCTCCGCGCCGGAACTGGAAGCTACGGCAGCAATCCAGCCCGAAGAAAACACAACGCCGGAAACGCCTGTCGAACAGGAAGCATCCAAGACCTTCTCCCAGGAGGAACTGGACGCCATCGTCGGCAAGCGGCTTGCAAGGGAACAGCGTAAGTGGGAGCGTGAGCAAGCCCAGCGACTGGAAATGGCTCAAGCGCAGAAAGCGGCAGCACCGCTTTCTGATCTGAGTGCCGACCAGTTCAACACCTACGAAGATTACGCAGAGGCTTTGGCCGAACGTAAAGCGGAGGAATTGTTGGCAAGGCGGGAAACCGCCAAGCAGCAACAGGCATTGCTCGAAAACTACCACGACCGTGAAGAAGCGGCGAGGGATCGGTACGACGACTTTGAACAAGTCGCCTACAACCCCAACCTGTCCGTCACGGAGACAATGGCGCAAAGCATCCAGGCTTCCGACATTGGCCCCGACGTCCTGTATTGGCTCGGTTCCAACCCGAAGGAAGCGGATCGCATTGCCCGGCTGCCGCCCATCTTGCAGGCTAAAGAGATCGGAAAACTTGAAGCCGGCATGGCCTCAAGCCCGCCGGTTAGAAAAACTTCAACCGCCCCGGCACCGATTGCACCTGTCACAGCCCGCGCTTCTGGCGCGCCGACGTATGATACGACCGACCCTCGTTCGACCAAGTCGATGAGTACGTCGGAATGGATCGAAGCGGAACGGATGAGGCAGATCAAGAAGTACGAGGCACAACGCAACCGTTAATTTGGGACTACCACCATGGCTAACTCGATTCTTACTATCGACATGATCACGCGGAAGGCTCTCGAAATCCTTGAGAACAACCTCGTGCTCACCCGCAACGTCAACCGTCAGTACGACGACAGCTTCGCTGTTGAAGGCGCCAAGATCGGTTCGACCCTGCGTATCCGTCTGCCCGACCGCGCTCTGGTCACGGACGGCGCTGCCCTTCAGGTGCAGGACGACAACGAGCAGTTCACCACGCTGACCGTTGCCAACCAGAAGCACATCGGCGTGAACTTCACGACCGCCGAACTGACCATGCAGTTGGACGACTTCGCAGAGCGCGTGCTGAAGCCGCGTATCTCGCAGCTTGCCTCCAGCATCGACGCTGACGTGGCCAACGCCTACGCCACCATCGGCAACACGGTCGGCACCCCCGGCACCAC